GATTCTGAGGCTATCGAAACCCAAACAGAAGAAAGAAAATCTATGTCAGAAAACATTGAACTAGACGTTCGTTCTGTGCAAGACGAAATGGCTGAATTGCGCCGGGTAGTCGAAGCAGGACTTACAGCAGCAACACCTAAAGTAGCAGGCTCAGAAATCCGCTCACAAGGAGAGTTTGCTAAGAAACTCCTAATCGGTGACGCCGGAGCTATTGAGCTTGCTCGTGCAGCTTCCACTAGTGCCAACACCGTAACGACTGCCGCTTTCGTTGGTCAGATCAACAACCTAATTGACAACAATCGCCCGGCGCTATCTGCCTTCTCAAGAGCAGCACTTCCGGGAACTGGGCTTGCAGTTGAGTACGCTTCAGTAACTTCTAACACCTTGGTAGTCGGAGAGCAAGACCCAGAGAATGCAGCTCTTTCTTTCGGTAACTTGACAATCGCTAACACTTCTGCTCCAGTCAAGACTTATGGGGGTTACACAAGCTTCTCCAAGGTCACAATCGAGCGATCAACCGTTGATTACCTAAACACCGTATTCCAGGCGCTTACTATTGCTTATGCAAACGCTTCTAACGCAGCGTTCGTTGCACACGTTGAAGCCCTAGTTATGACCGGAAAAGTGTTTGACATCTCGGCAGGAACTCTAGCGGCACTAATTGGCGGTATCACTGATGGCGCTTCTAAGATCTTCGAGGGAACTGGTCTTCGACCTGAAGCTATTGTTACCTCCACCGAGGGCTACAAGTTCCTAATGACTATCGTAGGTTCAGACGGCAGACCGGTAGTGCTACAAGACGGTCAGGGCGTAAACAACGTTGGAACTGCTAACCTCCCTGGACTATCGGGCAACCTTCTAGGAATGCCAGTAATCGTAGATCCAGCTATGACCGCTAACAAGGTCTACATGGCTAACAGCCGCGCTATCCAGTCTTTCGAGTCTGCTGGCGCTCCTGTACGTCTAACCGATGGTGACATCACAACCCTTACCGATTCGGTCAGCGTTTACGGTTACTTGGCGATTACTACACCGTTCGCCGGTGCCATTGTAGAGCTTGACATAGTTCCAGCGTAAGGAATATCTAAATGACTACGGTAGTAACGCTGGCAGAACTGCAAGCCTATGTAGGGACAGACGAAACAGGTAGTTTTATACAATCCTGTCTAGATTCTGGCACTGCTCAGGTTGGAAACTATGTCGGCGTTATTACCGTTGTTCCAGATCAGATACACAGACAGGCAACTCTTATCTGTTCCTCAGAGCTATTCCATAGGCGTTCAGCTCCTAATGGAGTGGCGCAATTTGCTAGCTTAGATGGAACACCCGTCAGAGTCGCTAAAGACCCTATGGGAGCTGTCTATCCGTTGCTACTTCCTTATGTTGGTTTCGCAGTATGACTAACGAAATTACTATCTCTAAGGCAGAACTAAAGCTAGACCTAGAACAGGCAGGGATTAGAGTACTCGATTATGTACCGGAGCGCATAACGCCTCCAATAGTGATTATGAGTTCTGCTAGCCCTTACCTCACACCTAGCCGACTAGGAACTCAGTACGACCTAAATCTAGAGCTAGTGGTCATAGCTACAACTGCTACTAATAAAAAGGCAACTGAAAATCTAGACCAGGCAATCCATAACGTGCTGAGTGCTATGCCTAGATACGCTCGAGTGATTCGAGTAAACGAACCGTACAACTTACAAACTAACAACGCCGAGTACCTATCGGCAAACATCTCACTCGAGCTAGAAATTACTATTTAGAAAGGTCATGAAATGACTAACACAAGAATCATCGCAGAGAACATTAAGTTTCTTATTGCAGATGTTGAGTATGCCTGCGCTGCCACTATGGTAGAGCTAACCCTGGGAGATGCTCCCGGAGATGTTCAGACCTTCTGCGAACAGCGTGTAGGCGGAGAATGGGCTTTAGCCCTCGAAGGTATTACTTCAGGTGATGCAGATTCTCTCTATCGTGTACTTTGGGCTAACTTTGGCACAACTGCCACTTTTGTAATTGCTCCAAACGGAAATACAGCAGCTTCAACGGAACAGCCTCACTATTCAGGCGTGGTCAAGTTCAACGAGATTCCACCGCTAAGCCTGAACTCTAACGAGACTTCAACCTTCTCAGTGACCCTTAGGGTTGTTACTACTCCAAACGATGCAACTGCAGATCAGTACTTTGGGGTATCGGTAGTAACCGCTTAGTATGGCTGTCGAGTCCGGCGTAAAAGTTACTAACCTTAGGGAGATAACTCGCGCGCTGAAGAATGTCGGAGCGCCTAAAGAGGAAATCAAAAAGGCTGGACAGGAATCAGGGCAACTAGTCGTAAACGAAGCCAGGGGATTAGTCCCGGTTAAAACTGGAAACCTACGCGACAGCATAAGAATAGGCTCAACAGCTTCGAGCAAGATCACTATTCGCGCTGGTAATAACAGGAGCGGCGCTTCAGGCGTTCAGTATGCAAACCCGATTCATTGGGGTTGGTATAAAAGACACATTAGACCGCAGCCATTCTTTACTAAGGCGCTCGGTTACACTAGAAAAGAAATCTACGATACCTATTTTAAGCAGCTAGAAAAACTAATTACAGAGAACTATCAAAAAACAGGGAAGATGTAAGCACAGATGATGAATTTCGACGAAATGACACTAGGGCAAGTAGAAGAAATAGAACTACTAGTAGGTCGCAGCATAGATGAAATCTTTGCAGACGGGCAACCTAAGGGCAGGGCGCTTAGAGTTCTTTACTATGTAGCGATGAAGCAAGATAACCCTAATTATAAATTCGAGGATACTGAGGCAGTTACTCAAAAGGAAGCTTTAGGAATGCTCGGAGCGACAGACCCAAAAGGAAAAAAGTAGCTGAAGATCATGCTAAGAAAATGGCAGAGTTCGTCATAGCTACAGGTGTTAGCCCTAGTGAGTATAGAAAGCTCACAGGAACAGAATACTCAGCTTTCGCAACTGAGGTACATAGGAGAGCAAAATGAGCTTAGTGCTAAATGTAGAGATACTGGGAGAGTATAAAAATCTCTCTAAGGCTACTAAAGGCGCTAATGACAGCTTCGCAGACCTAGGCAAAAAGTTCGCAAAAGTAGGCGCAAACATAGCTAAAGTTACAGCCGCTATTGGTATCGGTATCGGTGTATTGGCAGTTAGCCAAATCAAGAAAGCTATAGACGCAGCGAGCGATCTCTCAGAAGCAACTAACGCAGTAGATGTATCTTTCGGAGATGCAGCAGAAGGCATTCTAGAGCTAGGTGAGAATGCAGCGCGGGGGCTAGGACTTTCTAAGACAGAGCTGTTTGGAATTGCTACACAGTTTTCTAGTTTTGCAGGAACTATCGCCGGAGAAGGCGGAAACATAGTTCAGGTGGTTGACGAGATCTCTCAGCGCGGTTCTGACTTCGCCTCAGTATTTAACCTAGATGTAGGGGATGCATTAGCTAAATTTCAGTCTGGACTAGCAGGTCAATCCGAGCCGCTAAGAATGTACGGAATAGACCTAAGCGCGGCAGCGGTAGAAGCTCACGCCTTAGAAAAGGGAATCACAGACGGCACAACACAGATGACCGAGGCAGAAAAGGTGACAGCGCGCTATAGCTTGCTAATGCAAGAAACGACAGCAGTGACCGGAGACTTTGCAAACACCTCAGACGGGCTAGCTAATCAGCAGCGCATATTAAAGGCAGAGATAGAGAACACTCGCGCAGAAATAGGCGAAAAGTTCATGCCTATAATGCAAGCGTTTCAAGGATTTATTCTCGAAACAGTTATCCCGGCGGTGCAAGACTTTTGGGCTTCTATCATTGACCCGGCAGGCGAAGCGCAAACGCAAATGAAAGCTATCGGTGATGCTATAGATGTCTTTGCTCAGACTTTTGGCATAGCTTCTGGCAAAGTAACCTCAGATCAGATCTTTAACTGGTTAGGCGATGGAGTAGTCCAGGCAATCAAGGCGCTTACATTCCTAAGCGTGTTTGCTCAAGAAACCTTCGAGGGGCTAGACCTACTACTCGGCGGTCCAGATGCGCGCTACAGTAGCAACGCCGGGCAGAAGCTTGCAGGAATACAACAGCTCCTAGGCGCTCGCAATAAGGCAACACAAGCGGCAGACAGAATCAAGTTTGCCCCAGACATGCAAGCAGGCGGCGGAGAGTTCGCCAGGCAGGGAAGCATCTCTCAGGGCGGCAGGGCTCGCTTTGATCAGTTCGGCAACGCCATCACTATAAACATTAACCGGGCTAACGTAGATGGGCAACAGATTATCAACGAGATAAACAACACTCTTAAAACTCAGGGCAGCAGAAACCTTCTCCGATGACTTCAATAGCTAACTTTGACATAACTAGCGATCTCAAGGTTGAGTTCTTTCTCCCGGACACCTCAGAGAATGCTTTTATCGTTGGCGTTAGCACACTAGGCAGCGCCAGAGTTCTTTCTAGCGGCAACCTATTTATCCTAAATCAAAGCTTGCTAGGCGGAGCTAACATTCTTGGCGGAGGCGGAGAGCAGGCATTTACTTTTCAGAACTTATCTTGTAGCGTAAACCTAGCTAACCTTGAAAACGGCGGAGCAATACAAGATCAGCTTTACTTCCAACCTCAGCCAGCGGCAGCGCGCCTAACTTTGCAAACCTACGAATACGACCCTTCTACTAATTCCTCATTTCGCCCAGGTGTTCCGGTCAGAGTGAGATTAGAAAAAGATTTAGTCGATGTCACAATTTGGTCAGGAATCATTGACAGCATCGGCGCCACTTACACAATAGATGGTAAGAACCTACTGCAAATAATCGCTTACGACACTATGAAGCAGCTTCTAAACACTCGCCTAGTAGAATTTGACAGTTCAAACGCCGAGGGATACGTCTCGCCGCTAGAGCAGCTACAAATTATAGCTAACAACTATGGCAGCAGCATTAGCGCGCTAAGTAAGCCAGCAGCAGGGCGTATACCCTCAGAAGTTCTTAATGAGGTCATTCCGCAACTTCTAATCGAGGAAGCCATACAAGTAGGGCTAGGGCTGTTTTGGATAGATTCTAGTACTCAGGAGTTTGTCTTTATTCCTAGACCAGATCCGAGCATCTTGCCAGATTTCCCGGTAGGCGGCGGCTACTTCACGCTAGGTCAATCTCAGCTAGGCGGCATTGACGTATTAGGTTCGGGGCAGATAGTTTACACAATCGGCAACAATCATGAAACTCTCTATCACTTATGTATGACAAACATAAGGACACTATCTAGCAGTGATGAGGTCTTCAACTCGCTAAGGGTAGAACTAAAGTCAGATCCGGACACTTTTGTAATCAGAGAAAACTCGGATTCTATTTCGCTTTACGGAACTTACGCGAAAGACGTAACACTTAATACAACAACTACAGAAGAACTAGAAAGGTGGTCAAGCTTAGTTTTCAACCAATCGCCTACTGACCTAGTGCAGAATGTAGAAACACTAACCCTAGACAGGCAGGGCAACTTAACAGAAGCGGCTTTTCTACTCCCCGGCGAACTAATTGGAGTGGACTTTTCTCAAGACACTTTAGAGATTCTTGATTATTACACCATCGTAAAAGCGAGTCACTTCATCGACTCGAACACTTGGCTGACTACACTAGACCTATGGAAAGAGGCATAGCATGACCTATAAAATCTTCGCAAACGGAAACCCACTGCAAGCGAGCGAGCTAAATCTAAATCTAATGCAGCAGGCTATCGCTGTGTTTACAGATGCAACCGCTAGGGAAGCTGCTATAGCTACACCGGTAAACGGTCAGTTTGCTTACCTAACAGGCACTAGCAACCTAACCAAATACACCGGGGCAGCCTGGGAGAATGCGATCTCTATCCCAGACACCGGTACTACGGTTAGCGAGCAAGGAACTTCTAGGGCGATAGTTGCCGGAGATGCTAACAGCTTTATATATGCAACCGCAGCAATCACAATCACAGTAGATGATGAGCTTGCAGTAGGTGAGACAATAAACTTTGTACAGAACACAGCAGGCGCTATAACTTTCGCAGCAGGCGTAGGAGTAACCCTAAATTCTAAAGAGGCGCTGCTAAACACTAACGGACAATTCACCGGGGCAAGCCTTACTAAGAAAGCGACAAACAGCTATTACCTAATTGGCGATCTCGCATGAGCCTAATTAAATTAGGATTCTGGGCAGCTTCAGGAGCAGGCGGAAGTAGCTTTTATCTTTCTATTTTAGGCGGCGCAGACAGTGAAATCTTTTATTCCTTAGCTTTAGATAGTGACGGTAATCTTTTTAGCTCGGGCGAAACAAGGTCTGATGGAGCTGGTGCGCAGGATTTTTTGATAGTCAAACATGATTCAGAAGGCGCTGTAGAGTGGCAAAGGACTTTAGGAAATTCAGACGCTAACGTTGATGGCCGAATTGGGCTAGATTACTCAAACAATGTTTACTTGGCTGGCCACACTAACACAGCAGGGATAAATGAGGGTGTTCTAGCAAAGTATAATTCAGGCGGCACTATCCAATGGCAAAAAAACATAGATGGAACAAACGATGACAGGCTCAGCGCCGTTAATGTTGATTCTTCAGATAATGTCTACTTTGCAGGGCTAACAGTTCCTGCAACTCGCTCAAATGCGCTTCTAACCAAATACAACAGCAGTGGCACTTTACAATGGCAAAGGACTTTAGGAGGGGCTGAAAACGAAAGGTGGAACTCTATCTCTTTTGATTCCTCTGACAATGTTTATGTCTTGGGTTCGTCAAACACTGCGGGCGCTGGCGGAAATGAAATCTTATTTGCTAAATATAACACTAGCGGCACTTTACAATGGCAGAGAATTTTGGGCGGAACAGGCACAGACAGTGGCGCAGCGTTAGAGGTTAGTTCAAGCGGAAACGTTTATGTTTGTGGAAACACTAATTCAGAGGGTCTTGGCTCAAATGAAGCAATTTTGGCTAAATATAACACTAGCGGCACTTTACAATGGCAGCGCATACTTGGCGGAACAGGTCAAGATGATGCCAGGGCAATCGTCATAGACTCAGATGAAAATCTATATATCGCAGGCAACACCGCATCAGAAGGGGAAGGCAGTTGGGATTATTTTTGGGCAAAATACAATTCATTAGGCACTTTGCAGCTTCAGCGAACCTTAGGCACAAGTGGCTTTGATTTTGGAGCATGGGCGATTAAGTTGGATTCTAGTGGGGCGCTTTACATGAGTGGCCGAGTAGACGCAGGAGCAGGCGCAGCAGATGCCTTTATAGCAAAACTGCCCGTTGATGGTTCTTTAACGGGAACTTATACTTTAGATGGTGTGGATTTCGTTTATCAGGCATCAGGTTTAACAAGTGCAACAAGCACACTAACAGCTGCAACAAGTTCGCTAACAGCTGCAACAAGTTCGCTAACTAGTTCTGCTATTTCACTCACAGACGCTTCATCTTCCCTAGTTCAAGAAATTGTAAACCTCTAGAAAGGCAGAAATGTTATACATAAACCCAGATAACGAATACCCTCGGCACATAGGGGACATTCACCTAATCTCGCCTAACTTTGTCGAAGGAAACACGCTCCCGGTTGGTTGGAAAAAGGTGCAAGAAACAACTCGCCCAATACCCGGCAAGGATAAATTATCGCTAGAAGCTTTCCCTACCGAGGTAGATGGCGTAATGAAGCAGACCTGGACAGTTCGCAAACTGACAGCGGACGAATTAGCGCGTAGAGACGCGCCTGCTAACGCCAGGGCAAAACTAATTGAGCTAGGACTTACAGAGCTAGAGGTAAACGCGCTGGTATCAGGTCTAGTTAGATAAATAAATGTCTGAGCAGATACCGAGAAGCAACACACAGCAGCAGTTACTACTAAAGCTAGTAGGTGACATGGCAGACGTAAAAGCCGGGTTCAAGATGCTGCAGGATCACGAGGACAGACTCAGAGAGCTAGAAAAGGCTCGCTGGAAGAACGCTTGGATTACAGCTTTCGCTTCTGCTGCACTGACCGCTTTTGCCGTTACCGTTGTTTCGCAGGTTCTAATTTGAGATACCCACTTTCTAAGGGAAGCATCACAGCACTCTATGGCGCTACAGAAAACAGGAATACCCCACATAGGGGACTAGACTTTGGCGCTGCTACGGGCGCTTGGATCACAGCTCCGGAGACAGGCACAATAGTAGTAAACACTTGGAGCGATGTTCTAGGAAATTGCCTAGTTCTGCGCTTCTGGCATGAAGGCAAACAGATGCCTATGTATCTAGGCTTCGCTCACTTGAAGGTAAAGAGCAAGCACAAGGTAGGTACTAAAATCTGGGAAGGTAATAAGTGGTTTGCAGCAGTAGGCAACACCGGGAGCGCATCACGCGGCAGCCATCTTCACCTTACTTACGGAGACACGCCTAAGCACATCTTCTACGGTCAGACATTCGACCCACTAGCCCTATTGGAAAGGTACGCAAAATGAGATTCAACCCCCAGATCAGAAAAGCAATCTACGCGGCAGTAGCCGGATTAGTGCCGCTTCTAGTAATAGCCGGGATAGTTACCGGAGAGCAATCTCAGCAGATACTTAGCAGCATTGCAGCAGCGTTGGCTTTCTTTGCTTCAGTAATGGCAGTAAAGAACACCGAGGTAAACAACCATGAAGAATACGAGGACGTAACCGAGGGAATAGAGCCTCCACACATTCCAGGTGTCTAACTTTTTACACCCTTTTCAGAATACTTTTTACACTACCCTCGAGCGTTTCGCAATCTAGCGCGTTGCCTAGTGTTCACGCCACCCCAAATACCATGCTTCTCATCATTCACTAAAGCAAACTCTAGACACAGCGACCTAACCGGGCAGATCTTACAGAAACTAATAGCAGATCTTAGGTTCGTATTCATAACGCCACCTTCTGGAAACCAAGCATCGGGGTCAGAAGTCTGGCAGGCGGTTGCCCCGGTCTTTTTTATGCCTTCTGCTAACGCAGTGAGGGCTTGTTCTGAGTTCATGCATAAACAATAACTGCAATTATGTCGCGCTGCTTTGCTATGCTCCAAAACATGATCACAGTGAATAAGACAATAGCCAAACTAGGCGGCACTCTAATCGGCACACACCCGGCAGGATCTTCTGAGTGGCATGCTCAGAGATCTCACGCAATTGGCGGCAGCGACATAGCTCCAATAATGAATAAATCCCCCTGGACTAGCGCGGTGTACTTATGGGCGCAGAAGTCAGGCTTGCTATTGCCTACAGAAGGCACGATGGCTATGAAGCTTGGCAACTACTTCGAGCCTGCAATAGTACGGTTATTTGGTGACATGCACCCACATCTCATAATTCACGCAGGGGATTACACCTACGAGTCACAGAAGAACGCATCATTTCACGCTAACCCCGATGGCGTTATTGAGGACGAAGATGGCAGGTTATACATTCTTGAGATCAAATTCTCTAGAAACGCTATGCCTATCTTGCCGGAGCATTACAGGCTTCAAGTTCTTTGGTACATGATCGTAACAGGCTTGCATAGCCCCGGTGTACTTTGCGCGGTCGCAGGAGGCGAATATAGGGAGTTTACGGTTGAGTATAACCCGATAGAGGCTGAGGCACTTATGAAGGCGGCAGAGAGCTTCCTAGAGCTTGTGAGGACAGGAGAGCAGCCAGACATAGAAGGCAGCGATTCTACTTATAGCGCAATTAGGATTCTGCATCCGGACATAGAAGACACAGAAACCGAGATAGACGGCGAGGAATACCGACTTCTGCAATCGGCACTAGAGCAAGAAAAGTTCTGGAAGCAGCAGGCAACACTTAGGAAATCGGTCATACAAAGCAGCATGAAGGGCGCTAAATACGGTTATGTAGATGGTGAAAACGTTGTAATGTTACAAAGCAGATCTGGCGGCGCGCCTTATCTCAAAATCACAGGAGGGTAAAAATGGGATTCATGGACAACTACGAGCCAGTAGCGGATCGAATAGCTAAGTTCTGGGAGAAGCATCCAAACGGCAGAATACACACCGAGATAAAGCTAATCAACGAAACCGAGATCGTCATAATGGCGAGTGTTTACACTGACCGGGAAGACATGAGGGCAGCAGCTATTGACTTCGCCCAGGAGACACGAAACTCTAGCCCAATCAACAAAACTAGCTTCATGGAAAACTGCGCCACTTCAGCGATAGGGCGATCACTTTCCACTTTGGGCTTTTCTAGCAAGAAAGATGGTCACAGCGTTAGACCTAGCGCGGAGGAAATGCAGGCAGCATCACAGGAAGCCCTAGCAGTGTCTCTAAAGGGGTTTGAGGGTCGCGCAAGTGTCCTAGCCCTAAGTAGTGACGTTGAAGGGCTTAGAGAGCTTTACAGCGATGCCAAGCTTCATGGAATGCCTAAGCGATTCCTAGAGCAGATTACAGAGATGGCTAAGGCAGTAGATACAAAGTGAAAGCGAAGGGGACATAGCCCACAGATAGCTATGCCCCCGGATCATAATTCTATCTGACAGACAGGGGAATCATGCGGCAGGAAACAGACTGGAAAGAGTTTACAGAGCGGACTTGGCTAACGGGCTATAAAAAGGGATACGGTCATGGTCGCGAAGACATGAGAAAGCAACTCACTTTTGAGCTTTGGGATTTTAGGAAAAAGATACTTTTGACAGATACAGATCTTGCTGAAACGATAGAAATCTGCATCGACAGATTAGAAAAATTAAAATAAGATACATCTTCTATATATAGATATATATAAGCATTATTAAAGGTTCTATATATAGACATTTAACTTAATAACTATATATAGGCATTATGTTTATATATAGCAAGAAATTACTCATCACAGAAAAGAGAATGAAATGCCACAAATCACAATCACAGGAGACGTAAACCTAATTGGCTGGGAAGGCAGAAGGATCTCAGTTTGGGAGAACTACGATGTTCCGGGCTATACGAAACCCTTCTCAAGACTTTGGACATGTTGGTTCGACTTCTCGCAAGCAGAGCATCTACAAGAAGGTGACTGGATAGAGCTAACTGGGGAGCTATCGACGAAGATAGGAAAGTACACGCCTAAGGACTCAGACGTTGAAAAGACCGTAGTTGAACATCACTTGCAAACGGCACAGCTAGTCCAGGCTCGTAGCAAGACACAGCAGGGCGCTACTATGGCGCAAGTTTCAGGCTTTGAGAATGCGCCGTTCTGATGATTGTAGACATGAGCGAAATCGAAAACAAACTCTACTGGACTAAAGGCTATGAAGCCGGAGCAGAGAATGAAAGGGTTTTGCTACATGATGTTTTAGGTCGATACCTACAGCTAACTCAAGAGCCAAGCGAATTAGGCGATGTTGAGCTAAACCCAGAGTGGGATAGAGGATTTCAAGCAGCTATGGCTATAATAAAAAGATGATTCAGGTCTTCGTACCAGGCATACCGCAGCCACAAGGATCAAAGAACGCCTACGTTATGGGCAAGCGCGCGGTCATAGTAGAGAGCAATAAAAAGCTTCCGGCTTGGCGCAAGACACTAACTGAAGTACTTGAGGCAGCTAATAGCTCATGCCAGCCGCTTATTGGCGCAGTATGCTTAGAGGTCATTTTCTTTATGCCCAGAGCTCAGAGCAATACAAAAGATTACCCATCGCAAAAGCCAGATCTCGATAAGCTCATAAGGGCAGTAGGCGATTCAGCAGACAAAGCCGGACTACTCGGAGACGATTCTCAAATCTGCCAAATCTTAGCTAACAAGGTATGGGCAGGGTGTGAGGCAGATCAAGGCGCACTAATTACATTCAGCGAACTCTAAGAAAGACAACTAAACTATGTATAAGACAACGCTCACACAGAAGGCGCAAACGCTTATGAAAACAGCAGCAGGAATGGTCATACTTGCATTCTTTCTAGTGGGCGTAAACCTACTTGCAACACTCATAACAACTCATGTTCCGTGGCTAACTATGATTCTGCTCGGAGCTACATTCAGCTACTTGACGGTAGTAGTTTATCAAGGGCTTAGAGACTCATGAGAGTGTTCGACCTTCAAGGCACTTTGGCTAACACTGCTAGTAATCAAGTTCTTTACACGCCAATAGGTGAGTTTGCAATAGTTAGCGCAGAGTCTCCGGTAGCCGCGACTAGAAACGCGGTTAGGCAATTTGTAGATAATAACTTCCCTAATTGCAGCGACCTAAGGTTCGTATCTGGTTCTCGCAGGCAGGTCATAGACGCGAAGGTGCAGCAGCTTAGAAACCTTAGTGCCACTGAATACACCGATAACGACCTACAGCTATTAGCTGAGTATCAAGTCAGATTACCCTCATTAGCCTTCTACTACATCCAAGACGGAAAGCAGTCACAGCTATGAAATGCCCTATTTGCGACACCCCTCACACAACTCGAGGGAATGAAGTAGTACCATGTAAGAGATGCTGGACTAAGGAGAAATCTTGGCGGATTGGCACAACTCGAAAGAGTGGAACAAAGCGCGCGCCTATGCAAAAACAGTCTTAGACCCTGAATGTGTTATCTGCGGTGCAGAACTGACGGGGGGGGACTGGACTATAGATCACATACGCCCACCCTCGGTGACAGGTGACCCCAACCATGACATCGCTAATCTTCAGTCCTTATGCCGTGTATGTAATGGTCGTAAGTCAGATAAGACAGCAGTGAGGGCAGCTTGGAAGAACAGCAGATGGTAGGCAGGGAGGGGGTGGGGGGCTACTTTATCCACCAAATTGGGGATAAAAGGGGGTCAAAAGGGGCGTCTACAGAGGCTCTACAGAGGGGCTACAGGGCAGGGGCTTTTTTCGACAGCCGCGCGCCAATCCCACGCTTCTCCACAAGTTAAGACAGAATAGCTAGATTATCCGAGGAGGTACAGCGCATGATTCACGAAACACTTAGCAAGTGGTTAGATAGCCTTACATTGACCATCGAACAAAAAGTAATATCCGAAATGGCATTACGTCTAGCGGCTTCCTTCGACGAAACCGGACACACCTCGACAGCAGCGGAGCTACGCAAAACAATCTTGGAACTCCAATCACAGATCAACGCCAACAGGCACGAATTAGACCCACTAGAGAAGCTGCTAACTAGGTAATGCTTCAGCTCCCAGCTAGCTACACTAAGCCGCTATCTGAAGACTTTATAACAGACGGTGACTTGCTTATCGAGCTAGCAACGATAGCTTGGAAAGCACCAGAGAGTCCAGACGGGCTAGAGCTAGACGAATGGCAGAAGTGGCTACTCCGACACCTTCTAGAAAGATACCCAGACACACACCCAGATCCCGATCTTGCAGGCAGACTTAGATACAGGCAAGCGGTAGTTAGTCTAGGCAGGCAGAACGGCAAGAGTTTACTCGCGGCTATCTTGGGGCTTTACGGGTTACTAGTGCATCAGCCTTCAGGCGCTCAGGTGCTATCGCTTGCCAGTTCCTCAGATCAGGCGCGCATTATTTATTCTCGAGTTCTGTTTGTAATCCAGAACAATAAGTTTCTGTCCAAGCGGTTCAAGAAAGCTACTGAGATGCGTGGCATAGTAACAGCAGACGGCAGCGGTAGGTATGACGTAAAAGCCGCTAAAGAATCAGCCCTTCAAGGTATCCCGATCTCGCTTTGTCTATTCGACGAACTGCACCTGGCTAAGGTCGGAATGTGGAGCGCGGCAGTGTTTGGCACGTCTCAGCGCAGAGATGGTTTAGTGCTAGGCATAACTACGGCAGGCGATCAGAACTCAGAAACCCTAATCGACTTATACAAGTCCGGCAGGAAAGCAGCTTCGGGTGACCCCGAGCTAGAGCGTTTCGGATTCTTTCTTTGGGAAGCTAAAGAGAATGCTCCGGTAACAGATCCAGAGGCAATCTTCGCGGCCAACCCTTCAGTAGCAGCCGGGCGGATTCCACTAGCCCAGGTGATCAGCGACTTACAGACTTTGCCAGAACACGAAGCTAGGCGCTACAGGCTAAACCAATTCATTAGCGGTTCTGCTGCTAGTTGGTTACCTAGTGCAGTGTTTAGAAAAGCAGGCGGTCAAGGTGTCGAGGAAATGAAGGGTGCAGTGTTTGCCGTAGACGTTAGCCGCAACTGGGAGCATGCCACCATAGCGGTTGCAAACTCTAAAGACGGCAAGCAGCAGACGGAGCTAGTCCAGACTTTTGTCAACCCAACTGAAGACCAAATCTTTACGCGCCTTACGGAGCTATTCGCAGAACACGCGCCCAGAGCAATCGCGCTAGACGATAGACAGCTAACTAACATAGGTAAGCGCCTAAAGTCCGTAGGCATTCCAACTTGGCAGCTTTGGACTAAGGAAGTAACCGCAGCTTGCTCGGCAGTGTACGCCCTATTTTCAACCGAGATGGTCACACACAATAATGATCCGTTGCTAATTATGCAATCGCCTAACGGAGTGACTAAGTACACCGGAGAGAATTGGCTAATTTCTAGAAAAGAATCACTCGGTGAGATAGATGCTTTGCTCGCGACTATTTTCGCTTTGTATGTAAGTTCGCGCGCCCAACACGCCCAAATCGGTGTATTCTAAATTACACTAATGTAATTAGGATAGGTGCATGGCAACACTATGGCAAAGAATCACAAACGCGCCTATGCAGAAGCGCGCTAAACAGCCTACTATCCCTACGCGCTCAGATGCTACGGTTACAGCAGATACAGCCCTAAGCCTTACGGCAGTCTATCGCTCGGTGCAGATCATAGCTACGCCAATCTCTAAAATGCCAATCGAAACTTATCGCTATGCAACTGGAATGGATTTCAGAATTGAAAGCCCGGTTCTAGTCAATAAGCCAGACATAAATAGCAACAGGCGCGACTTTCTATTTCAAACAGTTACAAGTCTCGCGCTAGAAGGAAACGCCTTCTGGCATAAGTCCTTCTCAAGTAACGGGCAGGTCAATAGCCTTACGCTTCTCCCGGCTTCTGCGGTATCTGTCGCTTATGTAAACGATCAGGATTTAGCCCAAGGTGTTTACTACAGCTACGAAGGAGTTAGCTACAGCGCAAACGAGATGGAGCAGCTAAAGCTTTTTAGCAAGTCCGGCGATCTCCGAGGCGTTAGCCCTATCTACTCATGTCGCAAAGACATCTCGGCGGCGCTAGACCTACGCGACTATGCGAAGAACTGGTTCAACCAAGCAGGAGTGCCGACAGGTATCCTAAAGACCGGGCAGCAGGTAAACAAAGACCAGGCAGACACGATTACCGATAATTGGCACAACAAGCAGCAGAACAGACAAATTGCAGTTCTTGGCAACGGGTTTGATTATCAGGCAATTTCTTTATCTCCGCGTGAGGCGCTATTCACTGACACAGTGGAGCAATCAACCGTAAACATAGCCCGATTATTCGGCATTCCTTCCAGGCTGCTTTTGTCTACTGTTCCAGGCGGCTCGGACACTTATTCAAACTTGCAAGACGAAAACGCTATCTTTTTCCGTCATACGCTAATGGGCTACACCGACGCAATAACAGACGCGCTAAGTAACTGCTTACCTCGCGGCACTAGGGTCGAGTTCGACTATCAGCACCTATTTCGCGCCGACGTTGCCACACGCTACAACTACTATTCAACCGCTATCGCTGCTGGGATTCTTACAGCAGAAGAAGTCAGAGAAAGAGAAGGACTAAATGCCTGAAATTGAAATCAGAGAAGCAGACCTAAATCTAGACGAAGCTCAGGAAAGAACTATTACCGGGCTAGCTGTTCCTTACAATCAGGAAGCAGACATCGGCGGCGGCATAACTGAGAGGTTCGCTCCTGGCGCAATTGACTCTATAGAAGATGTAAAACTATTTTACGGACACGATGAGCCAATCGGCAAAGTTATCTCAGGCAGGGAAACAGAAGCAGGCTATGAGATCACTGCAAAAGTAAGTTCAACGTTACGAGGCGAAGAAATTCTTACTCTAATGCGTGATGGCGTACTTAATAAATTCTCAGTTGGCTTCATGCCTATCGAACAAGATAGAGATGGCTCACTGATTACTCGGACACTCGTAGACCTTAAAGAAGTCTCCGTAGTTCCGTTTCCGGCTTTCGCTGGTGCAAACATAACCGAGGTGAGAGAAGATCAGAAAGATTCTGAGGCTATCGAAACCCAAACAGAAGAAAGAAAATCTATGTCAGAAAACATTGAACTAGACGTTCGTTCTGTGCAAGACGAAATGGCTGAATTGCGCCGGGTAGTCGAAGCAGGACTTACAGTAGCAACTCCTAAAGTAGCAGGCTCAGAAATCCGCTCACAGGGAGAGTTCGCTAAGAAACTCCTAATCGGTGATGCCGGAGCTATTGAGCTTGCTCGTGCAGCTTCCACTAGCGCAAACACCGTAACAACCGCCGCTTTTGTTGGTCAGATCAACAACCTA